GCACGTGAAGGCCTTCGCAAAGAACTTGGAGCTGTGAGCTATGTCGCAAAAGACCGTGAACAAGAAAGCACTGATAGCCCGACTGATGGGCAAACGCAGCTGCACGGGGTGTGAGTACCTGTACCTTTACAACACCAGACGTACGCATTCCGTAACAGGTACGGTGTACATAATAACCAAAACGACCGCCCATTGCGCGCTGGATATGAACCCTAATCTTAAGGGTAAAGAGGTCGAGGTTCCAAACAACTGGCAAGACGGTAGCTGGACACCCATACGTGACTCGATGTGCGAGCGCTTCAGTCCTTTGCAAAAGAACTGCACCCCTGCGTGGGTCGATGAAGATGATGCAGATGTGGACATAGCCGAAGAGACCGTAGGGTTCAGTCCTGCGGCTCGTCGAGCCATCGCAAGGCACAGTTTGGGGTGATATCATATGTCCCCCCAAACGAGGAGTTCCACGTATGTCCAACAACCGCATCAAGACGTGGAGTTACTCCCGTCTTGTCGACTTCGAACAGTGCAAGCTGCGCGCCAAGCTCAAGTACATCGACCGCATCCCTGAACCAGCCCGTCCGCTCCCTTTCGGCAAAACCGAGCACGCCAACGATCGTGGAACACGGATCCACGAAGCCGCCGAGCGCTTCGTGCGTGGTGAAGCGGAGCTGATCCCGGAACTGAAGACTTTCAGCGCTGAGTTTCACGACCTGCGTGACAAGTACAAGCAAGGCTTGGTCTCGCTAGAAGGTGAGTGGGCGGTCAACAAAGACTGGGAGCCTGTGGCATGGAACGATCGCGACGCGTGGGCCCGCATCAAGCTCGACGCATTCGTCCGGATGTCGAAAACTCATGCCGTGGTCATTGACTACAAGACCGGCAAGAAGTTCGGCAACGAGATCAAGCATGCAGAGCAGACGCAGCTGTACCAGCTGGCTGCATTTCTTCGCTACCCGGAGCTGGAGCTGATCGACGTCGAGCTCTGGTACACAGATCAGGACGAGCTAACTCATACGAGGTACTCGCGTACCCAAGGTATGCGGTTCTTCCAGAACTTCAACCAGCGCGGCATCGCAATGACTACAGCTGAGGAGTTTCCGCCAAGCCCCAATGTCTTCGCTTGCAAGTGGTGCCCTTATGGTCCCCGAGGGACAGGGGACTGCGACAAAGGAGTCTGATACATGTCTCAAAAGCCGCCCCTCTTCAAACACCAAGTCGCTTCCATAGAATTCATGCGGACTCGTCCACGTGTTCTTGACGCTTCAGATCCCGGAACCGGCAAAACACGAGTGCAAATCGAACTGTTCGCAGCCCGTCGCGCAGCCGGTGGCGGAGCGGCTTTGGTGATCGCTCCGAAGTCCCTCCTGCGCAGCGCATGGGAAGATGACTTCAAGAGATTTGCGCCACACATTCGAGTATCCGTGGCCACGGCAGAGAGGCGTGAAACTGCGTTCAACACACCAGCTGACGTTTATGTGACGAACACAGACGCCGTGAACTGGCTCGTGAAGCAAGACGCGAAGTTCTTCAAGCGCTTCGATACTTTGATCATCGACGAGCTGTCTGCGTTCAAGCACCACACTAGTGGCCGCTCGAAAGCGATGAACAAGATCAAGAAGCACTTCAAGTACCGCTACGGGCTCACCGGCACTCCGAACAGCAACACGATCACCGATCTCTGGCACCAGATATTCATCCTCGATGACGGCCAGCGGTTGGGCAAGTCGTTTTATCAGTTCCGCAACTCGACGCAGACCCCTGAGCAGATCGGTCCGCAGCCAAACATGCTGAAATGGACTGACAAGCCCGGTGCCGAGATCGCTGTAGGTGGACTGATCCAAGACATGGTGGTGCGTCACAAGTTCGAAGAGTGCATCGACATCCCAGCAAACCATGAGTATTCGGTGCCGTACTACATGACACCGAAACAGGCCAAGCTATATCAGCAGTTCGAGAAGAACGCTATCGCAGCACTGTCCAGCGGCAAAGTGATCAGTGCGCTCAACGCAGCAGGCGTGATGACCAAACTGCTACAGATCGCCAGCGGCGCTTCGTACTCCGAAGGGCTGGAAGGCGAAGACTACGTCAGCATCGACACGGCTCGGTACGAGCTGGTGGCTGATCTGGCTGACCAACGCGACCACAGCGTGGTGTTCTTCAACTGGCAGCACCAGAAGGATCATCTGATCGCTGAGTTCAAAAAGAAAGGCCTGACATACGCAGTTATCGATGGCAGCACGTCGGACAAGCAGCGCAAGGAGGCGGTCGATCTGTACCAAGCCGGGTTCTACCGTGTTCTACTGGCCCACCCGCAGAGCGCAGCTCACGGCCTCACACTTACCAAGGGCACGGCTACGATCTGGGCGAGCCCGACATACAACCTCGAACACTGGCTGCAAGGCAATCGCCGCATCTATCGTGCCGGCCAGACGCAAAAGACCGAGACCATCGTCGTGCTCGCCCCGGGCACTGTCGAGGACAAAGTGTTCCAGAAACTGATCGACAAGAACGTTCGACAGACCAACATGCTTACCTTCCTTCAGGAAATGTTCGAGGATCGAACACCCTGATCTTTAACCACCGAGCCCCAAGGAGAACTCAATGAGCAACTTCGCCGTCCGCCCGCAAAACACGCCGCTCAACCTCGCGTACCAAATCGCGTGGGAGAAACAGTATCAACAGCTTCTTATCCAATTCTTGGAGACACACTATGAATTCGATGGCTCTGCTGTCGCTGCGTGGATGCGTAAGCAGGGCCTGCACGATCCTGAGCACCACAACATGTGGGGAGCCCAGATCACTTACTACGCTGGCCTTGGCTGGATGACGGCAGTGGGTCGTGGCATCCCCTCTGGTGCTGCGCACATCGCGCAGGTACGCATCTGGCGCAGCGCCTTTTGCAAAGCACCGGGCAAGGAGTAACCGATGTCGATGGAAGATGGAAAACTGGAAGTCAACGGTGTCACGTATGACATCGTCACGCTTGACTATGAGACTTTCTACAGCGATGACTACACGTTGGCAGGGAAGTTGAACACGTCGGAGTACGTGCGTGACGATCGTTTCCATGTACACGGGGTGGCGATCAAGAAGGGCAACGGCAAGACGCTCTGGTACACCGGGCGCAACATCGCGCTCGCGTTGAAGGAGATCGACTGGTCGAAGACCGCGATGGTTTGCCACAACACGGCGTTTGACGGATTCGTCACATCGGAGATCTACGGACACAAGCCCGCCTTCTACGTCGATACTCTGTCCATGAGCCGTGCAACACGTGGCCACGCCACGAAGCACGATTTGGACACAGTGGCTAAGTCCTTCGGTCATGGCGGCAAGGTTAAGCGTGATGCGCTGGCCAACACCAAGAACAAAGTGCAGCTCACGAAGGACGAAGAAGCTAAGCTAGGCGGCTACGCGATCGACGACGTGGAAGACACGTACAAGATCTTCTGGGACATGTACCCGTATATGCCTGATGACGAGCTGCGGTTGATCGACATCACGATGCGCATGTTCTGCGACCCTGTACTGGAAGTCGACATCCCACGCGTCAAAGCTGAACTGGAAAAGGAACTCGGCGCCAAAGCTGGAGCTTTGCAACGCGCAGGCGTTCAGGTCGAGGACCTGATGTCGAATGAGAAGTTCGCTCAGCTGCTCAAGGAGGCTGGTGCTCAACTGCCACAGAAAATCAGTCCGTCGACTGGCAAGCTGACCTATGCATTCGCCAAGTCTGATCTGGCCTTTCAGGAGTTGATGAAGAACGGCAACGACAAGGTACGTGCGCTGTGTGAGGCTCGGCTCAAGGTGAAGTCCACCATCGGCGAGACCCGTGCGAACCGTTTCCTTGAAGCTGGGCGCGACGGCAAGAAGCTGCCCATCCTGCTGAACTACAGCGGCGCCCATACTCACCGCTGGTCTGGTGGGAACAAGATGAACTTGCAGAACCTGAAGCGCGGCGGTGAGCTGCGCCGTTCGATTCTTGCGCCGAAGGGCTACGTAATCGTAGTCGCCGACTCTGCACAGATCGAGGCTCGTGTCCTCGCATGGCTAGCCAAACAGATGGACATCGTCAATGCCTTCGCTACGAAGCAAGACGTGTACAAGCTGATGGCCTCAGTGATCTACAACGTCCCAGTAGAAGACGTGACCAAGGACCAGCGCTTCATCGGCAAGATCTGTGTACTGGGTCTGGGCTATGGCATGGGCCCGCAGAAGCTCCAGCAAACGCTGAAACAGGGTGTGATGGGGCCGCCGGTAGATATCAGCGAAGATGAGTGCCGACGCATCGTCAACATCTACCGTCAGAAGAACTGGAAGATCAAGGCTTACTGGCGAAAGATGGACCAGATGATCACCAACATGACGCTGGGGATCAAGAGCGAAGAAGGCCCGATCGAGTCTGGTAAGGGCTTTCTACGCTTGCCCAATGGACTGTTCCTGCAGTACTTCGGTCTGCATGGCACCGCCGACATCTCGCGGGACGATCTCGTGATGACCGAGACCACATATCTCACACGCAGCGGGCGAACCAAGCTGTACGGCGGGCTGCTCACTGAGAACGTGGTGCAGGCTCTCTCGCGCATCATCATTGCCGAGCAGATGCTGAAGATCCACGATGCCGGATATCGGATCGTGACCATGACGCACGATGAGATCGTGATCATCGCCAAGGAGAAGGACGCCAAGAAGGCTCTCGACTTCATGATCAAGACCATGTCAACTGCACCTGACTGGGCACCGGGACTTCCACTCTCGGCCGAAGGCGGCTTTGACTACTGCTACTCCAAGTAAAGAGTATGAGTCACTACGACACATTGGGCGTAGCACCTAGTGCTACGGATGAAGAGATTCGTGCCGCATACAAGCGGCTTGCCATGAAGTACCACCCCGACCGGGAAGGAGGTGACGCGGAGAAGTTCGACGCTGTGAAGAAGGCCTATGAAGGCCTGCAGAACAAGGTATGCCCAGTCTGCGAAGGCCGGGGCCAAATCCGTGAGCGCAACGGGGCGTTCACGAAGCTCGTCAACTGCCCGCGATGCTGGCAGACCTGAAATTTACACTTTGGAGTGATATCAGATGAGTACCGTTGGTGCTAAAATCGATGCTCTTCACGCACTGCGAGAAGAGAAACGTCAGCTCGAAGAGCTGCTCAAGGCGAAAGCTCAAGAGATCGACCTCGTGGAAAACGAACTGATCGAACTGATGGATCAACAGAACATCACCAAGTCGACTGGTTCGAAAGCTACGGTGTCTATCTCGACGTCTGTCAGACCGTCGGTCGAGGACTGGGATGCGTTCTATGCATACATCCACAGGCACAAGTACTACCACTTGCTCGAACGTCGTCCGTCGGTCACCGGCTGTCGTGAGCTGTTCGACAGCAAAGGCGCCATTCCCGGCGTCGTGCCTTTCACTCAGCGCAAGCTGAACATCCGTTCCGTGTAACGATTCAAGGAGAATCAAAGATGGCAACCCGTGCAAAAGCCAACCTTCCCGTCAACTACCAAGAGCAACTTGCGAAGGAGGCGGCGGAGATCAGCAAGCGCATCGCGACCCCGTCCGGTGATCGCATCCGCTTCAACTCCAACCGCAGCATGATCACGCCCGATGGTGGTGAAGGTGAAGAACTCGAAGTGGTGATCATCGACTTCGTGTCGAGCAACTTGTTCTACGACGGTCCGTTCGATCGCGACAATCCGCAACCCCCCGGCTGCTTCGCTATCGGCACCGAGCCCAGCCTACTTGTGCCCAGCCCCAATTCACCCAACAAGCAAGCCGAAACCTGCAGTGCCTGTCCGAACAACCAGTTCGGCTCGGCTGGCAAGGGCAAAGCCTGCAAGAACACGCGTTTGCTGGCCGTGGCGCCTGTAGCGCTGGATGGTGACGAACCCCCGATCTGGATCATGTCGGTGCCCCCCACGTCTTTGAAGGCCTTCGACGCCTACGTCAAGATGCTGGCCACCAAGCACAAGACCATCCCGATCGGCGTGATCACGCGCATCACGCTGGACCAAGATGTGCAGTACGCTGCCCCGCGTTTCTCGGTAGTGCGCCCGCTAAAGGCCGAGGAATTCGAGACGTACATGAGCCGTCGCGAAGAAGCCAACACGCGTCTGACTGCTGAGCCCGACGTGTCGCAGTACACACCCCCCAAAGGCGTGACTGCAGGCCGTGGCCAACCTGTCCGTCGCGGCGTCCGCTAATCGACAAGTTGTGGAGAGCAGCTGATTCAAATGCTGCTCTCCTACCCAACCCGTTCTGGCCGGGTACCGCCAGTCTCATCAACGAACCAAGGAGCCTGAAATGGCACGTACACCGAGTGTTATCCTCACCCCGGCCGAAAAGAAACTGGCCGTCAACAGCGCCAAAGAAGCGGTCAAATCCGCGAAGGTCAAGCACGCCAGCCTGACCAAAGACCGTGCTGCTTTGGAAAAGGCGCATACCGCCCAGCTGAAAGAGCTGGAAAAGGCGCACGCCGCCATGCTGAAAGAGCTGGAAAAAGCGCATACCGTCAAGATGAAGGAGCTGGACAAGACCATTAAGCTGGCTGCCGCTGAGCTGACCAAGGCTGAAGCCAACCTGCAAAAGTTGGCTCCCGAACCCAAAACTCGGTGGGACGTGCCCACGCGAGCTATGCCCACTGAAACGGCATAAGCTGTACCGGCACGCCAGCCAAACGGAGCCCGGGGACGATAGTTCCCGGGCTTTTTCAATTCATCAGGAGCCGTTACATGGACAACATCATGGTGGATATCGAAACTCTGGACACGGTGCATAGCGCCGTCGTACTGAGTATCGGTGCCGTTGCATTCGATCCCTGCTCTAAGGAACTGGGTGAGAAGTTCTACGTCGAGCTCACCGATCCTGAAGTGCAACAACGCGTCGGTCGTACGATCAGTGCGAGCACGGTACGGTGGTGGATGCAACAAGACGCTGCCGCTAAGCAGCTGTTTGCTGATCCGCCCCCAGACGGCGTGCGCCGTGTCAGTACAGCGCAGGGCTTAACCGAGTTTGCTGCGTTCATCGCTCGTAACGGCGGAGAGAGCATGAAGCTGTGGGGCAACGGTGTTGACTTCGACAACCTCATCCTCGGAAGCCTCTACGAATCGTTCTCTATGGCCAAGCCGTGGTCGTACGGTAGCAACCGCTGTTACCGCACACTGAAACGTCTGTTCGGTGAGGACATCGAGGTCAATCGCGTCGGCGTGTACCACAACGGACTCGACGATGCAGTCACTCAAGCCATTCACACACAGGAGATCATGGCATGCATAAAGCAGCAGTAATCGGGCTTCACGGGCGTGCCCGTACGGGCAAAGACACGGTGGCTAATTTCATCGTCAGCTACCGTGGCGGCTACGTGTATTCGTTCGCAGATCCGATCCGCGCGATGCTCGTACCGCTGGGCATCGATATGTCCGACCCGTACTGGCAGGCGAACAAGGAGAACATCATCCCAGCTCTCGGTGTTTCACCGCGTCGGCTTATGCAGACGCTGGGGACTGAGTGGGGTCGTCAGCTCATCAATCAGGACTTGTGGCTGATTCTGGCCAAGCAGCGACTGCTCAACTTCGGACCGGGCATGGTGATCGCAGATGTACGCTTTGAGAACGAAGCCGCGTGGGTCCGGGCTCACGGGCGTGTGATCCACATCGAGCGCCCCAACAACGTCGCGGTGGAAGCCCATGCATCGGAAGCGGGGATCGAGTTCAAGGGTGAAGAAGGTGATATCAAGATCGTGAACGGTGGTACGCTGGAGGATCTCCAAAACACCATTCGCAGGCTCTTTGATGGCAACTAAACCCGAGAACACGTTCATCGCATCCGTTCACAAGAAGTTCAGCGGGGAGAAACCGTACTTCGAGAAGATGTACAACCCGCTGCGCTCAGGTACTCCTGACGTCTACTACAGCGGTGACGTTGGGGACATGTGGATCGAGTACAAGTTCATTCCGAGAATTCCGAGAAGCGCAGAGATCCTTCCGGACCTCACGCCTCGACAACGTCGATGGTTGAACAACAGATATGACGAAGGGCGCAACGTAGCTGTTGTGCTTGGAACACCCGACGGGGGTGTGATCTACCGGAACAAAGAGTGGGATACCCCACTTTCCAGCACTGAGTTTCGAACCCGCCTCGTACCACGCGAGGAGGTTGCTCGGTGGATCAAAACCCAAGTCGGAGCAAGCACATGCAAGTTGTCAGAGTTGCCGTGA